TGCGCGGCTTCCGCGGTCTTCCCCTTGAGCTTGTCAATCTCGCGCTGCGCCTTATCGATCGCTTGCGACCAAGTAGTGCCATCAACGGTCAGGAGCAGTTTGACTTCACCGGCAACTTCAGCCATCGATCTCGCCTCCTGACTTTATCTCGGCCATCACCGAGCCACCGCCACTACTACCCGGCAGCGATCCTTCCTTCACCGCGGTCGGGAGATTCCTCCGCAACGATTCGATAGTCGCGGCCACAGCCGCTTGGCGCGCCGTCTCGAAAGCGGGCCGGATGAACGGATACGGTTTGACGACCGCAACCTGAACACCGCGGCCACGCGTTCGCCCGCCTGCCATCAGCTTGCTATAGCCGCCGCGCACAAGCCGGTGGCCGTATTCGAGCCAGCGCGCGACGTGCGCGGTATATTTGCCCGGCTTGACGATCGCAGCCGGAAGACCTTCCTCACTAATCCCGAAGTGGAGCTCGATATCGCCCTTTAGCGAGCCGGGCGGGATCGCGCTGCCGTGCGGAAGCGATGGCCGGGTGGGTGCCTGAAGCCTGACTTCATTTTGAAGCACCTTCCCGCCGTCCATCACCGCGTCATGAATGAGCGCGCGCGCCGTCTTCCCTTTCAGTTGAGAGAGCTTCTGATCGATCTCGCTTAATCCCTCGATCCGCATCGACAGATCGCCCATCATTCACCTCGATCACGCAATTCGCGAAGAGCCGCCGGAAGCCATCGGCAATTTGTTGCCGCCGCTTTTGCGTGAGCCGCGGGCGTTTGACCGGCATCTCATCCAAGTCTGCCGGCAGGAGATCGTCAAGCGTGATCCGATCCTTCGGCGCACGATAGCTGAAATTGATTACATCGAGCCGGAGGAGCGCGAGCATCGTATGCGTCTCGCGCTGCCCGCGCCGGTATTGCCGCGCAAGCTCGGTAAAGAGCCGCGGAGTCAGACTAAAGAATTCTTCCTTGGACAGTCCCATCCGCATACGCGCGAAGGCATACTGCTCTTGCCAAGTGACCGGGCGCGCTTTTATTCGCCCGCCGCGGCGACGGCGGGCTCCGAAGGGTGTTCGACAGTCCCGGCCATCCATGCCGCTTCGATCGCTTTCACTACCATGTAGAGATCGCTCACTGTAGGCAGTGCGAGAGCTTCCTCGAAGCCGATCTCGGGATGAAACGCGCGCATCGCCGCGGCGAACAGTATCCGCGTGTTGCTCAGGTTCATATCGGTCAGCGCGACGAGCAGGTTCACCCGCTCTGACCGCTTCATCCTGATGTACTCGGCATTGATCGCAGTCTCGGCTTCCGAAAGCGCGCCGAGATCGAAGCACAGGTTATATTCCTTCCCGCCCACCGTTACCGGCGTGCGCGGCAATGTGGCGTCAGCAATCGTGCCGACGATCCCGCGATGAGTCATTTGGGTTGTCCTTCGCTGCCCGGCTTCAGTTGGTCCTTGGCCGCGGCTACTTGTTGCTGCGAGTCTGCGAGTGTTACCTGAGAGTCTTTGTACGCGCCCATGACCTTCTGACCGAGCGGCGACTTCAGGAGTAACGCGCCGAAGGTGACGGCGAAGCCTTGGAAGAAATAGATCCAGAGCTTCCCGCTGCCGATATCGTGCATAATGTCATATTTTTTCGGGTCGAAGGCAGCAGTCACGCACGCTGCAATCCCGCCGCCTATCGCTGCCAGTAGAGCAGTCTTCACCCACTTTTTCACTTCCGGATTCATAGCTCACCTCCGGTCGCTAACTTCCCGGCGTAAGTGTGACCGGCCCGCTGGTCTGAAGGTTCAACGTAAATTCGATCTTGCCGGTTGGCGACAGTTTGAAGTTGGAGCCTTTCACGAATGCGCTGAAGGCGTACTTATCACCCGCTGTTGTCTGGACGGTTGTCTTCGGAAGCTGAAGCGTGAACGTCGTAAGGGCTCCAGTCTGATATGCGGTTTCAGCGGCGGTCTGTCCCGCATCACTGCTCACCCGGTTCCCGGTCACAGAGAACGTAGCCGCGCGCCGAATCGTAACGAGTTGCTCTTCATCCGCGCCGGAATCAAAGTTGGTTGTATCAACCGTCTCCCATTCGGGCCGGTTGAAGGGAATATCGGCGCACTCACCGATTGGTGTCGGCGTTGCTCCGATCGACAGTAGCGAGCCGCGGCCTGCCTGTGCCTTGCTGCCCGTATAGACCAATGGTGTGACGACGGTGCTCATCGTGTGCGCTCCTCGTATCAGTTGGGCGGGTTATAGTCCACATAGAATTCGACCAGAAGGCGGAAGATGCGATCTTCGCCGCAGAAGTCGATCCCAGGATTTGCGAGATAACAGTCGATGACGTTCACGCCATCCGCGAGCACTTCCTTCCAATCCTGAAGGCAGACGACGATTGCCTCGCGGAGCCGAGCTGCGGAAGCGATATCAAAGGCATGAGCATTGAGCTCTAGGCGCTGATGACGGACACCATATGTCGTAAAGTCGCGAGCGAGATCGCCACCAACGAGCGCATAGCTTACGCACGGATAACTCATCTGCGATTCGTCGGTCGCGAGCATTGCGAAGACGTTCGTGCCCGCGATCGCGCTCACGCCGGGATCGGCCAGAAGCCGCGCGACGATTCCTTCTTGGATCACGGCTCACATTCCTCCGCTGTCAACCTCGACGCAGTAGAGCAGGAGCACGGAGTCACGCTCTTTGACGTTCTCGACGTAAGACACCGTGAAATAGCGCGTCCTGAATACCACCCGATAGTTAGCGCGCATCTTGACGACCGGGCTCCAGCGAATCTTTACAACGTGCGTGACGGCGGACACGATATGCGAAGCCATCGCGACTTCCCGGCCACCCGCGCTATAGATCGCAGCCCATCCCGAGTACACGTCATCCCACTGAACCGGGTTGATCGACTTGCCAAAGCTGTCGCCCGCGGAAGATGCGCGCTGGATCGTAATGAAGTTATGGAGCTCTCCGGCATCGATCACCAGCGGATCGCGGCCAAGTACGGGTGACTCAGGCATAGCTCACAGCCTCAGATCGCGGAACGGCCAAAGTAGAGCTTTCACGCCGGTTGGGATATCGCTCGAATCGGGAATGCGCTTCTCATACCACGAGACTGCGAGCGCAAGAATTGCCTGTTGAATCAGGGCCGGGATAGTCCCGAAGTTTGTCGTTCCGTTCACAACATCGGCTCCGGCTGCGAGCTCCACCGTTGCGTTACCGGCAGTATCTACGCTCGCGATCTTAGTCACGAGTGGAGTCTTACCGCCTACATCTGCATCCGGAATCGAAATGGGCGAGCCTACATCCCGCGGCAGAAAGTTAAAGGTTGACTCGATCGCTTTCGATCCCTGTTGGATCGAGACAGGGATCGGCCCGCCAAACCCGGTTACATAGTCAATCTGGATCGCGTTCGCAATAACGTATGCCACCGGCCAGTAATTACCCGGAAGCGGTGTTAGGCGCGCGGGTTGAGAGTCTACATCAGCGATAAAATCCCGGCCCGGTTCCATCGTTATGCTCTGGCCGTTCGGGTCTTGGTACGTAATCCCGAATACTTCGCGCACGATCGGCCAGCCCGGTCGGATCGCATACTGTATCCCGATCATCGCTGAATTCGGTCCCCATACATAGGGAGTAACGGTGCTCTCCGAGACGAGAGCGGGATTGACGGAGCCGGGAAAAAAATCTAGCAGGAGCCGCTTGGTCTGGAAGATAAACGCGCGCTGTGTGAATTCCTCGGCCCACGCGCGAGCCGCGGAGATCAGCATCGATAAAAACGATTGATCTTCGTTTGGGTCAAGGTGGCCGTATGCCATCAGTTGGGCCACCGTGACCGGCTCGATCTCCGGAGCTTTCAGCGTTAGGAATCCCATCGCGGCTTTCCTTACTTCTGCGAGCGCGCGCGCGCGGCGGCTTTCTGTACCGGTGGTTCCGGTGGCGTGGGTGGCTCCGGATCGGGAACTGCCGCGCGACCGTCTGCGATCCAAGCCGCGGCAAGATCGTCATGAAGGTCAACAACCTCGCCCGGCTTGAAGGAATGATCTTCAAGGTTGTATCGTTCGTCGGCATGACCGGCGATCGGCTCGATAATCTTCACTCGCATCTCTTCACTCCTATAGAAGCGCGGTTGTTGGAATGAAAACCGGCCCGCACGCGATCGATAGCGCGCGGGCCTATCTTCCGGGTCTGGTTATGTTGCGGAATTCTGCCACGCGGCGATCGGGTGGGTACCGGCATCAAGTAACTGCCCATCGAAGCGCATGAAGCCAAGGAAGCCGACCTGAAGATAATCGGCGTACCGCTCGGTGAGCCGCATCATCGTGACTCCACCGGCAACACGGCGCACCATGTACTTCGACATATCACCGAAGAGTATCGGGTACGCGCTAGCGGCCATCACCGGCATATCATTGTTGATGATGTATTCCTTGTCAACGATCGTGGCCGGGAAGCCGCCACCCATACCGGAACTGATGCCCGGCTGCCAGAGCGGACGACCAGTAGTATCGACGAGTTGCCGCGCTGCCTTCAGCGTTGAGTCGTGAAACATATACTTCGCCGTTGGCCGCGAGCGGTATGCGGGATCGACGAGATGTTGCACGTTCACGAAGTCTTTATAGCCGACCGAAGTGCTCGACCCGACCGCGCCCTGAGTCGTATTTCCAGCCGCGATTACCGCGGGCTGAATACCGTTCGGAGCAATACCGCCTCCGGTTCCCACTGTGCATTGATAATTCACTAGACGACCAAGCCGCGTGCCGAGTGCGCGCGCAACATAGGTATCCATATCAAAGTAACTATCTTGCATCAACTGAATCGGCACGAGCACGATATCTGACGTGCCGGTATACGCATTGAAGACAACCTGGCCGAAAGTCAGGTCGGTCGTCGTCAACTGAGTATTGATCGCGAGCAACCGGCCCTTGTTCGCGGTGTCATTCTCTGTAGGCCACGGAAGCGGAGCTCCGGTGTCTGTCTCAAATACATTGACTTCACCGAGAATTCCTCCAAACCACTTGAGTGCTTCCTCAAGCTGATCGCTGAAGCCCTGCGGGATAAGGTAACCACCGCCCGCACCGGTAACGGTCTGCGCGTTCTGAATGCCGAGCGCATCCGCGCTTACCGCGCGCGACTGCATCAGAGCCTGCTCCGCGGGCGCGAGCGCGCTCAGGCCGTGACGGAGCCACTTCCCGAATGCCTTCGCGTGTGGGCTGTCATCCTTCGGCTTCCGGCCCGCTTGCCGCGTGGCAGGAACAGCCGGGCTCAACGTATTGCCGGGAACGGTGCCGAGATCGTGCTCGATCTGCGAGATCATCTCTTCGGCCTTGATCGATGCTTCGTTGGCTTCAAAATCAGCCAACAGGTTGTTCCACTGTGTACGCTCTTCGGTATTCAGACCGCGGTCAGCTTTCTTGGCCGTGTCCACAAGCGCGCGCATTTGGGTTGCGATCCGCGCCGACTTCTCACGCAATTCCTTCGCGTAACTCATTGATGTTCTCCGTGGAGTGAATTGCGCGCCTGCCGCGACCCGAGCCGCGGTTGCCTTTCGCACACGTCGCCCTGTCGGTCTGGAAGACCGGTTGTGCAGAGCTTCGCTTTCTTGAAGTGAGTATTAGGCCCGGAGCAGAAGCTCGATCGCTTGGAGATCGCGCTCATACAGATCGAGCTCCGGCTCCGGTTCCGGCTCCGGTTCCGGTGCGGGCTCCGGCTCCGGTTCGGGATCATCGCGCTCGGGATCGGGCTCCGGCTCCTGAGTCAAAACTGCCGGCACTTTCTTGAGGAGCTTCAGAGTCTTGAAGCTCCGCGCGAGAGCGAGCGCGGCATCGTCGCCCGGCTCCGGCTCCGCGATCGCAGTCGCGAGCCCCAGCTCGATCGCTTCGGAGCCGTTCAGCCAGCTTTCCGCATCCATCAATTCTTTCGACTTCTCCGCGGTGATCCCGCCGCGATCGACGTAAATCGTCCCGATCGAAGCCGAGATTTTATCCAGCGTATCAGCCATTTTCCTCATATCTTCGGCGTACCCGACGCACGAGCTCCATGCATTATGAATCATCAGCATCGAGCCGGAGCCCATTGTGCGCGTGTCTCCGGCCATCGCGACGACCGAAGCCGCTGAAGCCGCGATTCCGTCCACGAACACATCTACCGGCTTGCCTTGTGCGCGCAGCAGATTGAAAATAGCAACGCCCTCGAAGGCATCGCCGCCCGGCGAGTTGATCCTGACAGCGATCTTGTTGAAGGTTCCCGCGGCATCGATCTGTTCCTTCACGTTGGCCGCGGTGATTCCTCCATCGGTCCACCAGTCATAGCCGATCTCTTCGTAAATGAGGAGCTCCAGCGTTCCATCGGTTTTGAGCGCGGCGCGGAAACACGGCTTCAGCTTCGGGCGATTGTGCATGGTCGGATCTCCTCATCCAGCGAGCTCCGCGGCAAGCGCGGTATAAGCACGGTTAGTGAGCTCGGTCGCGAGATCGCTCGCGGCGGTCTTCACCCACGCGAGCGATTCGGCTGCGTACTGCTTCGCGAGCCGGTTCGATTCATTCTCTGCCTTGGTCTTCGCTTCCTCGTCGGGCGTGTAGTGCATCGCCATGATCGAGTCTGCCATCGACGCGATCGCGGGCTGGAGTGCGCGATAGGCGAAGAGCTCCTCTCGCGTCTTCCGGTTCAGGATTCGCCCGACCGCATCGCGGAAGAGCCTCCGGAATGCGTTCACAATCCGCGCGCGCCCGAGATCGGTGATAACTTCCTCGGTGTCTTCGCTCGTCGTAATAACGGCTGACTCTGTTTCAGTATCCTGCGCGCCGAGCGATTCGAGCGGAACCATGTTCAGCGGAGCGAGCCGAATATCGCCGCCTTCCTCAGCCGAGATCGGATTCTGGCGCAGGCTCCGAAGAATATCGTTGGCCGAGTACACGCCGCAATTCCGCAGCAGCGCATAGCCTGTCGTCTGGCTCGCAAAGTCGCCGCGCTGGAATGCGTTGAAATCGTGCTCCGCGAAGTATGGTGGCGCCAAGAGCTTCCGATTGATCTCCTGCTCGACGCGTACTGCCCACATACGCAGGCACGTCCGGATGTAATCGAGTGATTGGTGCTCGATGTTGTTATTTGTCGCGCGCGCCAGTGATTGAAGCAGATGCATCGGCATCCGGTAGAGCGCGGCCACTTCCTCGCGCTGAAAGTTGCGCGTCTCAAGAAATTGCGCGTCGTTCGGCGCGATCGTCGTCTGTTCCCACTTCATTCCCTCTTCGAGTACCAGCGGGCGAAGGGAATTGCTTCCGGTCGTCTGTTCCTTGATTGACTTCTTGAGATTGTCCAGTGCTTCGGTGCCGAGCGTGCCGGGATGAGAGAGTACGCCGGAAGCGCGTGCGCCATTGGAGAAAAAACGCGCACCAAACTTCTCCGCGGCAAGCCCGATCCCGAATGCGTTCTGACAAGTCTGAATCGGTGACAAGCCTATATAGCCGTCATACGACAGGCCGGAAATATGAAGTACGTTCGCCGAGTCGATATAGCTCGCTTGTCCGTCCTGCGTTGCGGTCGTCGCGTACATCAGCGTGGGCTTCCCGTTCACCGTATCACCGGGAATCAGCACTGGGCTCGTCTTGTTCGATGGCAGCGGGATAAGCTCCACCACGCGCGCGGCGTTGTCTCGTTTGATGAAGCTGTAACTGTTTCCGAAGCCAAGAACCGAAGCGAGCAGACACCCGCGATAGACCACCGCAGTCATGTACTTGTTTGCCGCGGTATTCAAGAGCGGATAGACGCGATGCTCCGGAGCTTCGCGGATCGAGCCGTCACCGAGCCGCTGATAGACCGGAAGCGGAAGCCCGCCGAGATCGGCAGCGATGTTGTTGATACAGGCAAAAGCGGTCGTGAGCCGCATCGCGTGTTTCTCGTCAACGATCTCGCCGGATTCCGTGCGCCCGATCCCGAGCATCTCCTCCAGTTGGGAATATGGAAGCAAGGGCTGACTCGGGTCTTCTGCCGAGTAATTCTGGATGCCGACCGATCGCGCGAGTACGCCCATCACAGTTTCCCTTCCGGCTTGTTAGGCGCGCGCCGCGAGCGCGCAATAGTAAAGACGAACAGAAGACAGAACAGCCCAAGGACAATAGAAGCCGCGGGCCGACTCCACGCCGCGATCCCGCCAACGATCAAGCCCACGCCGAGAATCAAAAGCACGTCCTGAAGGTCAATACTCTTCAAAAGGCTAGTCGCTCCGGATCGATCTGGAGTACCATGCCGAAGTTGTTCGCGCCCTCCGGTATCATCAGGCCGGGCCGGAGCTTCAGCGCGTTGCGCTTGAATCCCGAGTAATCGACCTGATGTTGCCATCGTCCCCACTTCCATGTAATCGTCGTCACGTCAGGATGTTGCTCGCGAAGAGACTCGGCCATCTTGAGACGGCCATTATCCTTGTAGAGCTCCGCGGTATTGCCACCTTTCACGCTCATCGTCGGCAACTTACCGGCAAGGAAAGCGAAGAATAGAATGGTGCACCAGCCGTCTTTGAGCGCGCGAAGGGATAGGTCGGTGTCTTCGTTGTAGCGACCGCGCCAGCGGTAAGGAATTTCATTACGGATCAAGATGCACGAATAAATGCGCCGGTTCCGAAGGAAGGGCGGCATCTTCGTCTTCCGCGAAGCGAACATATGATAGTGAAAACCCGCGATCGCAACATTCTCATAGCGGTCAACGAAGTCTTCCGCGCATCGGAAGATCGTACCACTCGCGACCGGAGTCTTCAGGTTGCGGTGAAGCCTGTAGAAGCCTTCGATGTTGTCATCGAGAATCCAGTGCCGCGCGGCTCCTGTTGATAGCGCGTGCTCCCATACCCAATTGCGGGCCGGGATCGAGCCCTGACCGAGATTCGAGAACGGCAGAGTGAGAATCTTCGCGGGATCGATCACCGCAGCATATTGCTCATACTCTTGCGGCTCGATGACGATCCGGTACGGCATCCGCATCTTCTCAAGAGCTTTTGACGTGTGCCGTGATTCCCATCTGCCCTTGGAGATGATATACACCGGATATTCAGGATTCATCTACAATCTCCGGCTCCGGCTCGGGATCGGTCCAAAGCATCATGCCGTAGTTATTCACGCCTTCAGGAATTACGACGCCGGGCCGGAACACCGGCTTATTGCGCTTAAATCCCGAGTAATCAACCTGATGCTGCCACCTTCCCCACTTCCAAGTGATCGTGGCAACGTCCGGGTGTTGCTCCTGAAGTGATTCGGCCATCATGAGACGGCCATCGCCTTGATAGAGCTCCGCGGTGTTCCCGCCACGGTTTGTCATCGTCGGACGCTTTTTAGCAAGAAACACGTTGAAGAGCACCGTCACCCACCCGTCTTTGAGCGCGCGAAGTGACAGGTCGGTGTCTTCGTTGTAGCGACCGCGCCAGCGGTACGGAATGTCATTGCGGATCAGGATGCACGAGTAAATGCGCCGATTGAATCGGAAGGGTGGTGTCTTCGCTTTCCGCGGTGTCAAGCTCTCATACTGGAAGCCCGCGATCGCGACATTCTCATAGCGATCAACGAAGTCTTCCGCGCACTTGAAGATGGTTCCGCTTCCCACCGGGTACTTGGTGTTGCGGTTCAGCCAGATAAAGCGATCAATGTTGTCATCGAGAATCCAGTGCCGTGCGGCTCCGCTCGCGAGCGCGTATTCCCATACCCAATTGCGCGCCGGGATCGAGCCCTGACCGAGATTCGAGAACGGCAGAGTGAGGAGCTTGGCCGGGTCCGCGACCGCGGCATATTCGTCATACTCTTGCGGCTCGATCACCTCGCGGAACGGGACACCGATCCGCGTGAGAAAGCGCGCCGTCTGCCTGTTTCTCCATCTTCCCTTTGAGATCACGTACACCGGGTAAACCGGATTCACTCCAATACCTCGATATCCTCATTGACCGGCTCCGGCTCCGGCGCATCGATATATCGCTTATTGAAGGTCCGACCGATCTCCGCTTCGGGATACCAGATCGAGCGCGTATTCATCGTCAACGTCTGCCCGACTAACTTCGCAAATGCCTGATAGTCTTCGCGCGTCTCGAAGTGAATATAGATCGTTTTGACGGGTGCCAGGTCTTCCTGTACAAACTCCGGCATTCCCTTCCAATGCTCGTGCCACCATTCGCCCTTGTCGAAGAGCGCGACTTGGCCGGTTCGCTCGTTGACCGGGCCGGGCTCTGCGGGCTCAAGTTCGATCGCGTTGACGTTCTCCGGCTCTTCCGGCGCGAGCTCCGCGGCATGGTGGCCGTTCCCATTCGACGCAGGAGCCGCTTCCTTCAGGAGCTCTTCAGCGACCGCTGTGTAACTCCGCGCAAAGAGTGAAAGCTGCTGCGTCATAGCGCGATCAGCCCGCGAGTCGCGTACACCGATATCGGCTTCGCCTTGTTCACCATCGCGCGGGAGATCGCATTAAAGAGCGCAGAAGCGGGATCGATCTTGCTGATCCCGTTTTTTTCCTTCCGCGGGAAGAGATTGTCATTAAAGTCGAGCCGGGCCATCACGCAACTCATTGCCCACCCGAGTACCGGATCACCGTTGTGATGAAGCCGCCCGCTCAAGACCGCGGCTTCGACTTCCTTCATAGCTTCGGATAGATACTGCGTCGTCTGCGGAATCGAGACGACGATATCTTCACCGAGCTTCGCCTGAAGGTCTTGCTGCATCTGAAGCGCAGACCACGGATCGAAAGCGATACACCGACGATCAAAGCGCGCGATCTCATCCTCAATCTCTTTCTGAATGATCCCGAGCTGGATCTCCGGTCCCGGTATGGCTTCGAGCGATCCATCCGTAACCCATCGCGCATAGTGCTCGTGCTCGCCGTCTTGTACTCGATCCATCGGCACGTAGTGACGACTGAAAACATAGTAGTGAAGAGCTCCGAATTCAATTCGGGTAAATACCTTGCAGCGGGAAGCGAGATCCACCTTGGCCGCGAGATCGACACCTTCATAGCAGGGCTGCTTCTCAAACTTTGCCAGCGTCAGCTCGTGGTTTGCGCACGCGTCCCACGCGGCCATGTTCATCCAGCCCGCGGCGGCGTTTACCCACACGTTCAGGTGCTTCGTCTTGAAGACGTTCTGTTTGTGGTTCGACTGGATCGCGCCCGCCTGTGCTTCCTTCAGGAAGCTCTCCGAGATGGATACGCCGAAGTTTGGGTTGGCTTTTCTTAGTGCTAATTCTGACTTCCAATCATCCTCCTGATCGATCGTGAAGATAATCCCGAAGCGGCGTTCATTCTCGATGCGCCCTTCGAGCATCATCTCTACTTCGCGCTGCATTGTGTGGCACGGACCTTCGATGCTCGATCCTGCCGTGGAGATAACGAAGAGCAAAGGCTGTTCCCGCGCGCCCATCCCGGTCTGCATCGTATCGAGCAGCGAGCTCGTCGGGTGTTCGTGATACTCGTCAATGATCGCGCAACTCGGAGAGCTTCCATCACCCGGATCGCCAACCATCGGCTGAAAGCGGCTTCCGTCATCCTCGACGTAGAGACTCTTGACCGCATCCTTCACACCGAAGTACTGAGCAAGGTCCGGAGTCTTGCGCGCCATCTGCCACGCGGAGCGGAAGACTTCCATTGCCTGCCGCTCGGTCGTCGCGCCTGAGTAGACTTCGGCGCCATACTCGCCATCCATACAAAGCATATACAGGCCGATGCCCGCGGCCAGCGTAGACTTCCCATTCTTGCGCGGAACCAGTATAAGAGCCTCGCGGAAGCGGCGAAGCCCGCGGCGTTTCTCAACCCAACCGAAGAGACAGGCCACGATGAAGACTTGCCACGCTCCGAGCCGGATGCGATCCGAGCCACCAATCCCGGCACGAGCCCACTGCCCGCGTACATGGGGAAGCTCCTCGATGAAGCGACACGCCCGGCCCGCGAGCTTTCCGTCGAAGCGGTACGGGAATTCCTTCGTACGCTGTCGTTCGAGATCGCGGAGATGCCGCGCGCACGTAAGCTGCACCCACTTACAAGCCGGGATGGACCCACCTATAACCGCCCGCGCATACTGATGCGCGATCTCGGCATGACGCAGATCAGGCCCGGCGTTGCGTACCGCGCTCCTGCGCGAGCCCGGCAAGCGAGCTTCCGCGCTGCGTATTGTTTCTATCGCCTGCATTAACCTTCGGTCTACTCACTTCCGTGAGCCCAAGCTGCACCCTGAGCTCGTTTGATTGCTTTATCCATCCCTGTTGCGTCTTCGATCCCGCGGGTGAGCGCAATACTTCGGCTTGCGCGATCGCGAGATGAATCACTGTACTGCGGGATGAGAAATCGATCAGTGGACCTTCAAGTGCGAGTTGCTTCCACTGCGCGAGACACCGCGCGGCCTGTAGATATCCGCTCTCCGGCTCCGGAATCAGGAATTCAGTGGGCGGCGGGTGATCGAAGCATCTGCCGGTACTCGGTGGCTCGTTGGCCCGCGCGCGCTTCCGCGAAGGATTGTGCGCGAATGAGCCGTTTATCTCCAGTACCCGGCTCGACTTTGGCGGTCTTCCACGCAAACCCATATCTGCTCTCGATCACTCGGCTCGAAACAGAGTGCGGTGACACTACTTCACTGCGGGATCGCGCTTTATGCGAGCCGTTCAGAACAGCAGCAGTTTTTCGTTCGTGTTATCAACACTATGTTTTCGAGGACACGATTTTTCGCTTTGTCCTGACGGTTCCGCGCGCTCGACTCCGAAGCATTTTGACCGCCCCCCGGTGAGAGCTTCCCGTGCCCGTCCCGCCCGCGCACGCGCGTTCTCACTCCGCGCTGCCGCGCCGCCGCGCGGCTGCGCGGTGTGAGATCGCGCTTGCGCGGGCGGGACGGGCACGGGAAGCTCTCACCGGGGGGCGGTCAAAATGCTTC